ATGGCGCAACGTATAGGAAGGCTTGCTCTTAAGAATCAAAGACTGTCTACATCCTTAAGTTGCTTGGTAGATTTATCTTTTATGAAACTACAACCTGCAGACTGGGTGTATGTGACCAATGAAAGGTTAGGTTTCTCACAAAAGATATTTGAAGTTATTTCTGTAAATATGGAAGTAATGCAAACTGATGATGCTCCAACTCTAGGTGTCAGACTTGCCCTTAAAGAAACTGCTGCATCAACTTTTGCTTTTGCTACAAGTGATTATCAGGCAAATATAGCAGCAGGGAGTAATTTAGCATCAGGTGGTGGCGGTATTGCAGCACCTACAAACTTAAGTGCAGCAACAGACACTACAACAGTTGATTCTCTTACTACAACATCAGTTACCCTATCTTGGACAAACGCAATCTCACCTTTAGTTACAGGTTCTGACGTACAGTTTAAAAAGAATGGTGCAGCAGATTCTGCTTATACCAGTACGATCGTAGGCAAAACATTAACTAAACAAACTATTCTTGGTTTAGAAATAGGAGTAGCTTATAACTTTAGAGTAAGGCATATAGGTGGCACAGGTATATATTCTGACTATGCAAGTGCTAATCACACTGTAGTTGGAACAGCTACTGCTAAAGCAGACCTGACTAATTCTACTGTAGATTATGCTTCTGACGGAACAGGTACTATGCCTGCCAATAAAGGCGGAACAGGAATTACCAATTTTGCTAACTCTACACACTTAAACTCTAATACTACACCTGCAAATATTGGATTGAGTGGTGGGTTAGTTGTACCTACAGTTTTTAGAGCAGATAATGCACCTACAGCTTTAGCGACAGGTGATCTATGGGTAGATACAAACGATGGCAATAAACTATATAGATCAACAGGAACAGGCACAGGTAATTGGGTAGAGGTCTCTTTAACAACATCAGGTATTGGATTAGGCAACGTACAAAATAAAAGTTCTGCCACAATTTTAGGTGAAACACATACAGGTAATGTAACAGGAACAATAGGCGGAGTTGCTAACAGCACAATAACTACAGGATCAAGCAGAGCAGCATCAGTCATAGATTCTAACAACAGATTCACAGGTGATTTGACAGGAAATGTTAGAAGTAATGGTACTACTAAAAGCATGACAGAGATCATAGATGCGCACGATAGAGCAACAGCAGGATTAGACTCAAGTGGTAATGTACAAAGAGCAGTACCTGCAGCACAAATCAATGCAGCATTGGTGACTATTCTTTCAGCAGATTCAACACTAGCACAATGGATATCTAGTGATGGGTCTTTCTACTCACCTACATCTTCAACTATAGATTTGACTGTTACAGCAGACAATGGCACAAGTAAACAAAGTTGTACTATAAGATGGACATTTGTAAATGTAAGCAATAGTACCGCAGACTATATAAGTGCTTGTGTAGAACAGGCAGATTCTAGCAACGCTTTTACCTTAGGCAGCATAACTGACTTGTCAGGTAATGATGTAAAAGTAGCAACTTGTGTTGTAACCCATACAGCATCTAGTGAAACTATCACTTTGTCAGCACTAATTTCTTTAACAAATGTATCAGGAGGTGGCAAACCATGACAATCGTGACATCAAGCAATGGCTATAAAATAAGACCAATGACTGAAGCAGATCAATCTTTTGTAACAGAATCCTTGAAGGACTTTCCGATTGGTTCTAACACTTACTATCAAAGAATCACAGAGTTTAGCCATATGTTATATGTAACAGAGGGATATACAGAATCTAAAGTTAAAGCAGGCAACCAATGTAGTATTACATTAATGCTAGAAAAAACAGACGGAACAAAGCTTGGTTTTCAACATTCTGATTTTAACAACAAAATAGTTCATGTGAAGATGGGTGTTCTACATCCTGATTACAGAGGCAAAGGTCACGCAACAGCTAATTTAATGCTAGGTGGAGAATTAGCTTACAATCATTTAGGTTGTTCAGGGTCTGTTATGGAATTAATTGATACCTATGAAAATCAACTAGAGAGATGGAGACCTGACTTAGCTACTGACGAGACAACTAGAACTACTGATGGAAGTAAGTTTGGAGATGGACAAAATTATAATTTAATTAAAGTGACCGCTACAGCAGCAGAACACGAAGCCCACAGAGCAGCACATAGCACTTGGGGTTCAGTAACTTACACAATAAGCTAATGCAAGAAGCAGTAACATTTATAAACGAAGTTGGCTTTCCCATAGCAGCAGCACTTGGTCTAGGTTTCTTTATATGGAAACTTATCAACAGAATTATTGATGGCATGGAAACAAAGCTAGATGTTTTAGATGATAAGGTTGCAGATCAGATAGAGCAGATGGAACAAAGGCTAGGTACTAAACTGGACTCACAACACGGAATACTGGTAGCATTAATAGACAGGGTTAGGTCTTTGGACAATGAGATCATTAGGCAAGACACGCTCATTAAGACAATCTTAGGAGTACCACAGTTGATTGACAGTAACAAAATAGCTAAAGCAGATAGGGATGATCAACGTAAAGACTAATGACTGATTGGGATAAATACTTAGCAATAACAGGTATTGTAATAATCTTATTGGTTGTTGCTACAAGTTCTTTAGCAGATGAAATGGTACACGATTTTAAATCACCTTCTTTTAATGGACAGGGTACATCAAGCCATTATTTAACAATACAAAATCAAGAATTTAACCGCAATAAATCAATACAAGAAGAAATTGAAGCATTGAGAGATGAAATTGAGAGAGAAGAAAATAATACTGTAGAAGCTAGGTTTATGCGCAATCTTACCAGTCGTATCTATGCGAACCTTGCTAGACAAATAGAAGCATCATTATTCGGTGAAGAAACAAGTAAAGCAGGACTAATGGAATTAGATGGCAATACTATTGAATATGAGATAACAGAAGAAGAAGTTAGAGTAACCATAACAGATGAGGATGGCAATGTTACAGAAGTCATTGTGCCTATTGGCGGTTTTACTTTCTAGTTGTAGTTTAATGATTGACCCTCTACAAAATAATCTACCACCTGTAGAGTATGTAGAAAAGGCAAATACAGTTGTACTGCATACAGAACTAGCAAATGTAGATGAACCTGAAAGAAAACCAGTTATTGCTGTATATGCAAATGACTTTAAAGATCAAACAGGACAAAGAAGATCAAACTCAAAATATGCCACTTTTAGTACAGCAGTAACACAAGCACCACACGCATACCTTATAAGGGCATTAAAACACGCAGGTACAAACAAAAATGGTTTCTTTGAGGTAGTAGAAAGAGTATCACTAGAAGCGGTAACAAAAGAACGACAATTAATACGCTCTACTAGAGAAACATTTGAAGAAAAAAATAAGCTTCTACCTCTTACTTTTGGTGACATGATAATGACTGGTGGTGTCTTATCTTACGAAGCCAACATAGAAAGTGGTGGGGTAGGTGCAAGGTATTTAGGTATTGGTATGTCACGCAAAATTAGACGTGATCAAATAACTATCAGCCTAAGAACAGTCTCTGTTTCTACAGGTCGTGTGCTTATAGAAACATTAGTTACAAAAACAGTTTTTTCAGCATCACTAGATAATGATGTATTTAGATTTATCTCTGATGAGACAGAACTGATAGAATTGGAAGGTGGTACTGTAAAGAATGAGCCAATGAGCATAGCTTTGCAGATAGCAATAGAAACAGCAGTGCTTCAGACAATAGAAGAAGGAGTTAAAAATAATTTTTGGAGGTACAAATGAAAAAAATTTTACTCACATTTCTGTTAGCTATGCCATTGATGGGTGCTGACAATGAAATCTTTGTTGATCAGAGCAGCGGTTCGTCAAACTCTAATATGGACTTAGAGCAACTGGGTTCAGGCAACATAATTGGAGGTATAGACGCATCAGCAGGTTCAATGACTGGTCTTGATTTAGATGGGACTGCTATGACTCTTGACATAAATCAGATAGGAGACAGTAACAAGTTTTTAGGTGACATCACCGCAGACTCATATACTGGTTTCTTTGAATTTGATGGTAACAGCAATACATTTAATATGAATACAGACAAAACTAACACATTTGGAGCAGACAGTTCAAATGTGAATGTTGACGTGACAGGTAACAGCAATGTATTTACTTTAAATCAAGCTACTGTTGCACTAGCTTCTACATTAGATTTAGATTGGATTATAAATGGGTCAAGTAACAGCATCACGTCTGCTATAGATATTGATGGTGCTACTAATTATATGGACATAGATGGTTCAGATAATACTGTCAATTATAATGGCGATGGCTATGCAGGTGGCTACTTTTGGCTAGACCATACTGGTAGTAATAGAACTTTTAACATTCAACAACAGAGTACGCAAGACAATGACTGGCTTAAGATTATTAGTGTTGGTTCTACTACTAGCTCAGTCTGTGTTATCCAAAACGATCAAGGCACAAGCACAGGCTGTTGATATAGGTAGTATCAGCGAACTAAAAGGCAACGCGCAGGTTTACAGAGATAAAGCCTATGGTGCTGAATTAGCTTTTCCCATACAGCAATTAGATAACGTAAAGACAGAGGCAGGTAGAGTTGCCATAAGGTTTGAAGATGATACTGTTGTGAGAGTTATGGACCATAGCAAGTTAGTTATAAATTCTTATATCTACGACCCAAATCCAAAAAAATCAGAAATGGCTTTGCGATTTGCTAGTGGTACAGCTCGTTTTGTCACAGGTAAATTTAATAATAAAAAAGCAATTAGAATACAAACACCTAGTGCTGATGTTTTTGTAAGAGGTACCGATTTTACAATCACTACAACTCCAGAGACAGGAGCATCATTGGTCATTCTATTGCCTGATGAATATGGCAATTCTAGTGGTGAAATATCCGTAGAAACAGCAGCAGGTCAAGTAGTCCTTAATCAACCTTATCAAGCTACCACTACAACAACCTATACATCTATACCTTCTAAGCCTGTCACCTTAGATATAAGTTTAGATTTAATTGATAACATGCTTATAGTAAACCCTCCACAAGAGAAAGCTGATTTGATTACAGAAGAAACACAACAAGGAAGTGCTGACTATCTTGATTTTTCTGATTTAGATATAGATTTTCTTGCTGAAGATTTTTTAGACAACTCTGAAGAATTATCTTTTACTGAATTGGATATAAACTATCTTGACGTAAATTTCTTAGAGGATTTATTAAATATTATAGATGCGCTTGCAGTATCAGAAGAAGAGGACAAGCTTAATCAATTAGCTACAGGAATAAGAATTGCAGGTACTGATATTGGACAAGACAAAGACACACAAATTACAACAATAATAACTGGTCAATTAATTAGTATTAGAAGGTCTGTAGGCGATACTTTTAGGTTAGACTTAGATGGTTCTAGTGCTTACACATTGTTATTAACACAAAATGGTGTAGAAAATTTAGTCAAAGTTAATGGCGGTTCAGACAATACAATAAAGATAACACAGGGTAACTGATGAAAAAATATACAGGCATATTAGTAACAACAATACTTTTGTTGCCTTTGTTATTTCAGATCACACCTCTTGAGATTTTAAAACTGAAAACTTTTGATGCTTTTATACCTAAACAAGAACCAACAGGTAATTTTATTGTTTTAGATATTACAGAAGAGGACATAGCGCAAGAAGGCGGATGGCCTCTGCCTAGAGAAAGACTTGCAGAAATACATATAGAATTATTAAAAGCAGGCAGTTTAGGAGTTGGTTGGGTTTTATCTTTTCCACAACCTGACAGAATGGGAGGAGACGAAGCGTTTGCTAATGCTCTTAACTATGGACCAACTGTAATGTCTATGTTTGAAAATGATAATGGTAGTTATCCGCCCACAACAGGAACAGTCATTTTAGGTGAAGATACAGGCGGTGGTTTCATTGCTAGAGGTGTTGTAGAAAATATAGATATATTAAAACAATATTCTGCACAAGGTATAGCTTCTGCACCTATTGACGTAGATGGCTTGGTAAGACAGATACCTTTGTTGTTAAGAACTGATGATGGTTTTGCTTCTTCTTTTTCTCTAGAAGTTTTGCAACAACTGGTACAACAAGATACCTTCATTATAAATATGAATGATAGTGAGATAACAGTACCATCACTGCCACCTATAAAGGTAGATAGTATGTTGCGTAAATGGATTAGTTATGTTGATACACCTACTATTGGTCTTAATGAATTAGACAAAGCAGCAGATGCTTATGTAATTGTAGGAACAAGTGGTGGTGGAATAATGCCACAAGTATCTACTCCTGTAGGTCTTTTATATCCACATGAACTACAGGCATCTATAACTGAGTCACTGTTAATTCCTAACACACCACAAATACCTGAACTACACTTAGCCATAGAGGTAAGCTTATTTATACTCTTAGTGCTAATTTCATGGCTTTTAACGCAAAAACTATCTATGACCATAGGGTTACTTAGTTTTACATCTATTTTTGTCTCTACGCTCGTTTTTGGCATTTATACAATAAAGAATGGTTACTTGGTAGATGTTACTTGGACATTAATATCACAATTTATTCTTGCAAGCATTTCGTATTATTTAAAATTTGTTGAGCAATACAAGCTTAGACAACAAA